AGGCGAACGAATTGGATGAAAGGTGTTAAGATGAGAAGGTATATCAAGAAGAATAACATGATGCGGCGTGCCAATATCTTCATCTGTGTTCCTCCTCTCCTATGTGCTCATTTACCAAAAGACCTTTGGCTTTCTCTTTTCTTGGAATCCTTCCTCAATCTCGTCCCAAAGTTCAATGACAGCGTTTCTCAACTCATGTTCAAGGTTTTCCTCTTCAACTATCTGAATTGAACGTTCCAACGACCTATCCAGCTTCAGGTCCTTAATGGTGTAAACAGTGCTTCCCGTGTTTTGTTTCAAGAATCTCAAGTTGGCTCTGATGTCATCGATTCCATAATCAAATAGAATATACACCTCAGCGGTTCGGTAGGGATTCCACACTGAGGATTTGAACACTTCTATTCCAGTGTGGACGCCTACAACCCTTTCATGTTCCTTACCCCGGATTTTCTTTTTCTCTTTTATCTTTTGTGGAGAGCCAAAGCGTAATCTCAAGCTGGAATAAAATCCTATTGCTTCACCCCCGGGACTTTTGTATTTCATTCCGTAAGGTCCGGCGTCAAAGTTTTTCCTAATCTGATTGGAACAGACCATAAGAACGTTTCGTTGGGTAATTATACGACAGGTTTTCCGTAACTCCTCAGAAAATTCCCTAGCTCGTCTCATCCCCATTTTATCGCCTTCTCCCATTTCCATATCGGTAGATAAGGCTGCAAGGGAATCGGCGAATACTCCATAAATAGTTCCTTTTTCAGCTTCTGCTTCAGAAACCCAATCCCGAACACTTTGGAATACTTTTGGGATAGTATTAGGCATAGTGTATTCGATTTCTCCGTCATCCAGTCCAAATATTCTGGAAAACTGTTTATTTAAGCGGGCTTCCGGGTCGTGGAACATAACTTTTCCGCCTAATCGTTGTAAATTAGCAGCTAATTGGCTTAACAATACGGTTTTTCCAGCTCCAGAAGGCCCAAATATCTCCACCAGAATTCCAAGAGGGATTCCTCCCTCTTGGAATCTGCCTCCACTAATAGCGAGGTCTAATAAAGTGGAGCCAGTGGAAACGGTTACGTACTTTCCGTCATATTGAGATTTTTCTTCGGGTTCTTTTGCCAATTTTTCCTCAACCTGTTCGCTCAACTTTCTCCTTTTCATCGTATCAACCCCCGTTTATTCGCGGTCTGATGCCTCCAGACATTTTTCCCAAACTTCGCAATTATTGCAATCATCATAGCTGTCATTGTCTACTCCGAATTCATGACCGTAGGGACATTTGTTCTTTCCTTTACCCTTGGTTACTTTTGAATGGGGTTGTCGTCTTTTGGGCGGGGATTTCTTGGATTTCTTTTTGTCGTGTTCTTCTTCCTCCTCCTCGTCCTCCTCGTCCTCCTCGTCCTCCTCGTCCTTGTCCTCGTCATCTTCTTCCTCATCTTCCTCGTCATCCTCGTAATCTTCGTCTATGTCTTCATCTTCTCCCTCTTCCATATCATCATCTATGTCCTCGTCTTCCTTCCTTTTCTTCTTGACATCCTCGTCATCATATTCTTCATCCTCATCTGGGCTCATATTTCCGAAAAACATAGCTTCAATAGTATGATACGGGAGAATTTCCAGTATATCGTCTAGGGAAGGTATCTTCTCCAAAATTGACTCATCGTATGGTTTTTTCCTCTCAATAAAGTCAATCCTGGACACTTCTGCAAACTTGTTGGATCCGAATGTACCTTCAGCGAATCGAATTCTGAGGGAGTAACCTTCTTCCAAGTCTGGGAAGGTTTCATACTCCTCGTTTTCTTGTATCTCTTCATTGAGCTTGTCTTGGAAAAGGAATTGGCTTATACCCCAAATGTGAGGTTCTTCGGGGTAGTTCTTATTTTTCTTAGGGATGACAACATAAAGATTTCTCATCGAGGGCTTCAAGGCTTTTACAGTATCATCGTCCCACTCGGCCCCATCTTTCAGTAATTGAGCACGATATTCACAAATTGGACAAGGTTTTCCAACACTGCTGGGACAAACAATCGATTGATTGTCGGACCCCACACCCCGGTGTAGCCAGAAAGGTCTCTTATACCAGAGTTCACCTTTGACAGCGATGCCATATTCCTCATCACGGTCGGGATGGTTGTCGCACGTTACAACGTATGGAATGATGTCGAGTTCAACTCGGGTTTTCGGTTCCTCCTTAAACATATTTATACCTTTAGGAAGTCTCAAGTAACCGTATTGTGAACCCCGATTTTGCCTTTCGGCATTTCTACTTACCGCCCCCTTAAATTTGCTCTTTTTCTTATTTTTCTTCATTACTCATCATCCTTTCTCTTACGTTTAATCTTAATATTTTTGTTGAGTTCTTTTTGTTCTCTCCTTTTGATATGTTCATTCCACTTCAGTGATAAATCTCTCGGAGCGGAAGGGCCAGCGAAATAGCTCACACTCAACAGCTTGACTAGGTTTTCTAATGCAGTTTTCTTTTGGTCAATAGCTCTTACTACGGTGGCCGCTACATCGTTTTCGTATCTAGCCTCAATGTATTTCTTTGAAGCCTCCTGATATTCCGGCTGAAGTAGGATAGTGCTAGCAATCGCTGATTCGGTCACCTTTGATAGTCCGTAGTTTTCCGGGTTAGCTCTGATGTCCATTTCGAGTTTAGCTTTGATGAAATCCAATCTCTCTTTTGCTTCATCCATCGCTTTTTTAGTTTCAGCCTGGTATTTTGCGTATTTATACATCAAATGTGGTTGTTGAAGCCATTCTACATCGAGAGCTATTTCATCAATACTCACATCCTGTTCATAGTTCAAATCCAAAGTAATCCCTCCTTTATATCTATTACCCCCAAGTCCTCACTTTACCATGAATCAAAACATTCGCCGCATCCACTAGTGCGACAATCTCCTCGCTTTCTACCAACCAATAAGCGGTATCTTTCTTTACCAAACATACTAGATTACCGCTCGTCCTAAAATCGTATGGATAAGGAAAGGCGTGGTGAGCACCGGGTATATCGCTGAGCATATCCAATACCTTCTGTAATAAAGCCCTCCCTAAATCTTCGTCAGAAACTTCAACCCTTATTTTCACTCTCCCCCTCCTTTTTATCTTCTTTTGCGGATTTTAACATATTGAAAATGCTGGGAAGTGCTAGTGCGAGTTCGGAGGGTGAGAGTTTTCCGAAAATCCCTGATTCCACCGTGGTTTTCTTTGTTTCTTCATCTTCTTCCTCGCAGACTAAATAGTATATAATCCCGTTGCCTTCCACTTCTCTCACAACATTCCCATCGCCATCATAAAGCATCAAGCGGACACATTTATTTTCCATCGCTTCGTTTTCCCTCCCTCTGGTGCATAGTTTTCCCTTCTGTTTTTATTATACAAACTACAACAAAATTATTTGCGTAAATTAGTGAGCATTTCGTTCTTCATAGATACCGCCTTTTAAAATAGATTTTTGAGCTCTCTCCACCTGGGCGTCGCCCTTCCTCCTCTCTCACTTCTACTTCTACCACACAGCCCTGAAAGGGGTTATTTTTTTACCTGAAATTTCTTTTCTCCCCGCAAGAGTGATATGGCTTCCTCCAGTGCTTCACGCAATACTACGTCTCTGGACATCTTAAATCTCCTCCTTCACGATAATTTCTGCATAATGCCTTTCCTTAAACCCCCAGTTGTAGTTAATGTCTACAAAGACAAAGGGAATTTCTTTTTGAAAGTGCCGCAGCAGCGGTATCGCGATTTGCTGCATTTGCAGGTGCGCGTCCCGCGCGGCTCTGAGCGAGAAGAAGTGCCGCCACTCACGCAAGTTATATGTCACGACAATCTCAGTTTTTAGAGAATTAGGCAACACAGAACGTGCCTCCTGTGGTGAGGCGCCGGCATCCAATAACATAAAATACCTGGTTTCAGCAGCCCTCATGGCATCATACCAAATTTTGTATGCCTGAGGTGATTGGTCAAAGAAGAACGGCTCTATAACGGTAATCTCATTTCCGAATTTGTCCTGACTGTAGTTGCAGTACCTAGTGCTCTCTTGGCTATATGCCGCAATTCGGTGTCGCACAATTTCGTGGGATACACCCCGGTCACAGATTATCCTTACTGTGATTTTCTCGTGCTCAAACATGGACTCGTGCCCTCGTTCCAGAATCATTGGTATAAACTTTAGGTAACTATCCTCATTGATTCGGTCCTCAGACTTATAGCAAGCCCTGCCATATCTTTCGATTTTGCGGAGTAACTGAACTCCTTCGATAGAAATATCATATTCATCTAAGAAATCATCCAAAGGTAAATTCTTTGATATCCACATATACACCCAATCTGCAATACCCTCTACTGAATAACCTTCCACTTTACTTTCTCCTAGTGGTTGTAACATACCATTAAGATAATGTGCAAAATTATCTGCTCCAATATATACTTTAGTTCCTTTTTTAACTTTTGTTTTCTTACCGAATACCCCTTCTAGTTCCATATCTTCTTTACAAGTAATTATTTGACCAATATTATATTTTTCCATAAATTTTACTCCTTTCCATACCTCACAAAGTCCAATATATCGGACTTTGTAAATTATGCTATCAATCTATTTTTTGCTATTTTACAGTATTTTTCTTCTAATTCTATTCCAATACATTTTCTTTTGAGATTTCGTGCCGCCAATAAAGTTGTTCCTGATCCGCAAGTAAAATC